TTTCTTATCAACAGCTAGAATATGATCATCACCATACTAAATACCGCGAACAGCGGTCTTCCAAGAGGCAATTGATTCTACAGTTGTCAACTTGTTCTTATGTGCCAGATACATGAAGGAACAAAAAACCATAAGTTTATTGTTTTCTCCATTCTCCTCGGCAGTAACAAAATCACCACTAGCTTTTCCATCAGTTCGGACATAAACAAAATTGCCATGAATAGCAACAATAGTCATGCCACTTTCCCAAAGAAATTTTCGCAAAGCATCGAGCTCAGTACCATAACATGATGCCATGCGAAAACGCACAACCTCACCAGTACCAGCCCGTAACTCGCGAAAAAGACGAATGTCGAAACCTTTATAGTCTCCACATATGAATCCAATGTTCGCCACCTCATTCAGGTGCTGCCATGCAAACTGCATGTCAATACCCAACATATTTGTGCCAACCATATTTGGACCCAGTGGGGTCTGTGACTTCACATCATTTATCCAAGCACCAAAATACATCGTCATAATGATGTACTGGTCAAAGGGAGATACCAAAATATAACGAGTCTTATTCATCTCATCTATAACCTTAGCATCCCGGAGCTCATCCTTAGGGATAGTAGTATAAATCCAATTCGGAATTATACCCTTCTTCACCTTCGCCAAGCATTTATCCAAACGAATCCGGAAAAAGCGTTTCGGCATCAAAACAAAGGGCATTTCTGATAGATAACTAGCATCCCGTTTTGAAATACTCCGGTAATAACATTCTTCACAGTCACAAAGTGTCAACCTTGTCTTGTCACCACATTCTCCTAATTCCGGAGGGAATTTCTGAAGAACTTTCATCTTACCTGAACCAGGTAGCTTTACCCATGGCCAGCCTGGACTGGTCTTGGCATTGCAACCATTAATATTGGTACCAGGTATACCATTAATTACTTCCAAAAAAGAAAGTACTTCCGGTATACCTAGCTTGAGAGGTTTTTCCAACCTTTGAAGAAGATTAGAGCACTTGCGTATAAAAGAAAGAGAAGACTTATCCAAATCATACTTCTGCTTCCCCATAAAATACGCATCAGGAGCTCGCTTCTTAATGTCAGTTGAACGACTCAAATTAGCTGGCTTTGTAAAGACAGCATACTCAGGTCCTAAATCCGTATCATGTTGCAAAGGAGATGCAACAATATCGGTGACATTGGGCATATGTACCGCCACACCAGGACGTGCTACTCCAATAACACGAAGGTGCTCAGGAATGCGGGACATATCATAATCTGTTGCAGGAACCAACAAACCCTGGTCCTGCAATCGCTCATCAATGGGAACTTTAAAGCTCTCACGAATTTCACGAAGGGTAGATTGGTATACAGGAACGCATACCATTTTCTGTTTTGAATTCATGAAGCCTACATGAATGCCAACTATCTTACGTTGCCATGTAGTAGA